GCGTGGGGCGTGAAGGCGCGGAAGCATGCCGACGGTATGACCGGCGCCAGGGGCGTGAAGGCGCGGAAGCATGCTTTTACGCGTCGAGGGTCCTCCCGGCGCGGAGGGTGCTGCCTCGCGGAGAGCCTTTAGCCCCGCGCCCCCGCGCCCTGGTTGCAGCTACCGGACGCTAAATTTGCTCGCGCGTCAGGGGGTTACGAGCCGCTTGCCGGGAGGACGGTCTTAAAATATGGCTTCGGAGCCATAAAATATGGCTTCGGAGCCATAAATCGAGCGCTCGAGCCCGAATGCTCGATTAAAGGGTCCCATGCAAGCGGCCCTTCCCAAATTTTTGACGCGTGCTACGCGCAGGCGTGACGGGACCCCCATATTTATGACGCGTTCGTTGCGTAATCCCGGCTGTACGGATACACAGGTCCGGCGGCGGCGACTTCCCTTTGCAGGGACTCCTGGGTCGTCCTTTGCCGTAGGCAGGCCGGCACGATTCCGTGCAACGCGGCGGGCCGGCCTGCCGACTCTGAACAGGAACGGAGGACGCACAGGGTGCTGATTTGGGGCTTTAACGGTCAGAACCCGGGCGGGATACAGGGGCAGGTCTACACGGCGGCCCTCGGCACGGCGGTAGCGTTCAGCGCTGGCGTCGCGACGGCGTACACCGGACTCGCACTCGCCAACCCGGCCACGGTCGCAGGGCAGGTACCCGTCAAACTCGTACCGTTGCGGGTGAATCTCACGCCGACGGCCGCGGTGAGCGGGACGATCGCGTGGGGGCTCTTGAAGCTCACCGGGCAGGGAACGGCGAGCAACGGAGGGCTGTCGGCGTTCTCGGGGGCAATCTTCGCGAACGGAGTGCTGGGGACGGCCACGGGAGTGGCGGTACTCGGGGGCACGTTCAGCGTGAAGAACGGGACGGCGGCCGGCACGGGGTCGAACACGCTGTACTGGCAGGAGATGCTCGGGAATGTGAACTGTGGAACGGGCGCGCCGAGCGCACCGGTGGACCTGCAGGGCTTCACGAGCGTAATGCCGGGCGAGACGCTGGCGATCGGCTGCAACCTCGCGGTCACGGCGCTGGCCCAGATCACTTGGGCAGAAATTCCATTGAATTCAGGGGCATAGGCGGCGGAGTCGTCTGGGTGATCTCGGCGTACTAACGGAGGGCGCATGTCAACTTTTCTCGCGGATCTCTCGGCAGTGAAGACCTATGTCGCAGCCAATTACAAACAGCTCGCCGTGGCGGCAGTCGCCGGCAAGTTCTCAAGTGCGCTCGTCGCCGCTGCTGTTGCACTGGTGAAGGCGCTCTAAATGTCGATTCCGACCAACGCGCCGGCCAAACGTACGATCGACATGCGCTCGCTCGACTACGGCGCGGCGGGCCCCGAGCAGCCCTACCCGGTCTACCAGTTCTCGGGCTACCGGACTCGCTGGGAGTGGCCGGGGCACAATCCATTCGCGGGTCCTCTGGGCCCCCAAGATAACCACCCGCCGTACCACGGCGGCTCTGGCGGGATTCGGCCGTAGGGAGCGGCATGAACAGTGCTCTTCGGAACAGGCTTCGCCACATCCGGGTTTAGCTTCGACCCGAACCTGTCGCCTCACAACCAAGCGTTCGTCGCGGCAGTCCTTGCCGTGCTGGCGCGTGGGCTTGTGACCGTGGGCAGCACGGGCACGGCGACCGCCACGCTCGCCAATACCAAGCCGGGCTCGACCAATGGAGCACCGTTCGCCTGGGTACCGGAAACGGTCAACGGCACGGCGGGCTTCCGTCCGGTGTGGCCGGCATGAGTTCGCTTCCCATGACTCCTCGAGACCTGCCGGATCCGGGGCGGCCACCGCAGCCGGTGAAGACGCTCACCCGGTGGGACAGCTTCCTCGGTGAGATCGCGGCGGGGGCGAAGCTCGCGGATGCGATGAAGAAGTGCTACATCACGCGGGCCGACATCGAGACGTGCACCCGGAGCGAGCCGCTCCAGATGCAGCGCTACAACGAGGCCCGGCTTGCGGCACAGGTCCGCGCTTGGTCGGTGCTCGATCTCGAGGAGATCTTCGACCGTGTTGCCAGCGGCATGAAGGTGGCGGAGGCGGTCAAGGAAGTAACCGGAGGCGAAGCCACTACGCGGTTCTACGCCCTCATCAACCGCGATGCCGACCTTCTGGCGCGCTTCAAGCAGGCGCAAGAGGCCTGCGCGATCTCGCGGATGGAAGAGATCCTGCCGATCGCCGACGACACGAGCGGGGACACGCTCGACACCGGCGGCAAGAGCGGGGTCATTCCAAACAACGCGGCCGTGGCTCGCGCGAAGCTCCGCGTCGACTCGCGGTTCCGGGCGGCGGGGCTCATGAACTCGCGCCTGTACGGCGAGAAGAAGGACCAAGTCAACGTACAGGTCAACATCAACCATGCCGAGCAGCTCGAGGCTGCGCGCGAGCGCGCCAAGACGCGAGACAAGCCAATCCGGCTGTCTCCGCCCAGACAGGTTCCTGCGGTTGTCGATGCCGTTTTCACCGACGCTCCATCAGTGCCCACTGCTGACGACACATCATGGATGGATGACAAGCCGGCAGACACGGTGTGGAGGGAAGAAGCATGAAGGCGGTATGGATTCTGGTGGCTGTGGTAGTCGTGATTCTGGGTGCAAGCCTGCTGCTGAAACACAAACACGTGTTTCAACAGGCGCAGATCGCCGTCGCGACGAAAGTTCAGGTCGCCGATGAGTTGCCGGCCTACGACACGCTGGAGGAAGCCGCCGTGTACGGAGCCAAGAGGCTCTACATCTGCTCTCACGTCTACGAGTGCGGCGCGCTCATCGCACAGCGAATCGATGATCACAAGTACGTCATCGGCCCGGTGGCCTCAAGCTACGCTGGCGACCACGTGAACTTCTCTCGAAATGCGCCGCCGACTGTGAAAATCGTAGCGACGATCCACTCGCACCCTTGCCTGCCCGAATCACACGAGGTGCCTTATTTCAGCCCCGAAGATACCGCCGACGATATCTCGCACGGACAGCCCGGGTTCCTCCTGAACCAGTGTACCGGCGAAGTCTCCGTGTTCGATCCCCACGGCAAACCGACATTCGAGCGGCTACCGGACTATGACGATGATGTGTATCTGTCGAAGGGTGTCATCATCGGAAAGATCCCGGTAGACGGCAAGAGTGTCGAGCCCGTAACGGGGTTCAACCAGTAGCATGGCCGCCGCCCTGAAGTCAGGCGACACCAGTCGCGCCCGCGCTTCGACCCGGCAACCGATGACGGATGCCGAGTTTGAGCAGGCGTTGCTTGACGACATGGCGAAGTTCTATGACGATCCTGTGGGATATGTCTACTACGCATTCCAATGGGGTTCTGGAGAGCTTTCGGAGTCTGATGGTCCGGATGCGTGGCAGCGTGATTTCCTCACGGATATCGCAAAAAAGCTCAAGGCCGACCCCGACGCCAACGTACGCGAGGCCACGGCCAGCGGCCACGGTATTGGAAAGACAACTGTCACGGCTTGGCTTGTTCTGTGGGCCATGTCGACACGCGCTCACCTTTCGGGCGTCGTCACGGCAAACACCATGTCCCAGCTGTCCACCAAGACGTGGCGCGAACTCGCCCTCTGGTACAAACGCGCCGTCAACCGGCACTGGTTCAAGTGGAGCGCGACCAAGTTCTGGCACGTTAAGGATCCGGAGACGTGGTTCGTCTCAGCCGAACCCAACACCGAGCACAACTCCGAAGCGTTTGCCGGACGGCACGCCAAGTACAAGCTGATCATTTTCGACGAGGCCTCCGCCATCCCCGACAAGATCTGGGAGGTGACGGAAGGCGCCATGACCGACCCGCGCTCGATCTGGTGCGTGTTCGGCAACCCGACCAAGAACACGGGGCGCTTCAAGGAGTGCTTCTACGGGGACAGCGCCCGGTGGGGCCGCAGGCATGTGGACAGTCGCACCTGCAAGATGACCAACAAGGCGGAACTCGAGGAGTGGATCAAGGCGTACGGCATCGACTCAGACTTTGTTCGGGTCCGCATTCTGGGACAGTTCCCGCGTTTTGGCGCGATGCAGTTCATCTCGACGGAGACGGTCGACAAGGCCATGCTGGGTGACGCTGACTATGAATCCTGGTGTCTCACTCCAATCGTCTTTGGTGTGGACGTTGCCCGCTACGGGGATGACAAATCATGTATCGCGATCCGGCAGGGACGCAAGCTCCACGAAGTGAGGAAGTTCCGCGAGCTGAACACGATGCAGCTCGCTGCGCAGATTGTGGCAGCGATGAAGGACTACGGGTCAGTTGCTGCGACGTTTGTCGACGGTGTCGGTGTCGGTGCGGGCGTGGTCGATCGCCTGCAGATGCTCGGGCACGCGGTGATCGAGGTTAACGGCGGCGAGACGGCGTTCGATGAGATCCAATTTTATAACAAGACGGCCGAAATGTGGTACCGCATGCGCGACTGGCTGAAGGGCGCGGATCTCCCGGCCAAGGACAGCGAACTTCGGCTCGCACTGATCGGGCGCGAGTACTACTTTGACGACAAAGAGCGCATTCGCCTTGAGCGAAAAAAGGACATGAAGAAGCGCGGCCTTGCCTCGCCTGACGAAGCGGATGCCCTCGCGCACACGTTTGCCGAAGAGCTGGGCGATCTCGTGCGCAACAGCTTTGAGCCAACGGCCGAAGAGCCGTACAGAGAACCGGAGGTTGCGTGATGGAAGTGGCCAAGAAACGAACCTATCAAGGCGAGAAGGGCAACAAGCCTTTCCACGATTTCAATGCGCCCGTCGCCGAGGACAGCCACGAAGCGAAGGCCGCGCGCCTTGAGTTCTGGATCGCCAAGCGAATCGGCGAGGACCTCGTTGCGACATACCCCAACCGGCAATGGCAGGTCAACGTCGACACGCGCAACGAGACCATCATCATCAGCTGCCCGTCGCTCTCCAAGCGCATGGGCTACCGGCTCAACATGCGGCGCGACACCATCGGTGCGCTCTTGCCGCGCTGCCGAAAAGCCGCTGGCGAGATCCTCGAGCGGTACGGCGTGACCCGGGGCCGCATCATCGATCCGTTCGACATTGAACAGATGCCGCGCGATCTGCGGGATGACGTGATCTCCTCGGATGCCGTCCACACGGTTGATCGGTGGAATCGTGCCCGATAACGAAGCCATCGCACAGACTCGACCGCTGGCAGTCGACCCGGCGCAGGAGTACTCGCGCCAGCCGGCCGACCTGCCCCCGGGCATGGTGCCGAACAACACCCGGCCGAGCACGGGCGGATCGCACGAGCTGACCAATCCGGCAGAGGACATCGCCGGAGGCGCGGTTCAAGGCAAGGCCGCCGGTGCGGCAGCGTCCGACGGATGGTGCGTGACGAAGGCCACCGACATCTACATCAACTCGATGGACTACCTCAATTCCAACATCACGTTGGGATGGGAGAGGAACCTCCATCACTTCCACGGCGAGCACGGTCCCGCGACGCCGTACAATCGGCGCGACTGGAAGCGTGCCCGGACGTTCCGTCCGAAGACGCGTGCCAACGTCAAGGCGCAGGAGGCGGCGCACGCCGCGGCGGCCTTTGCTACGCAGGACTACCTCGACATCAAGGCCGAGGACCCAACCAACGAACAGCAGGTGATCTCGGCGGCCGTCAACAAGGCGCTCCTGCAGAAGCGACTTGAGCTCGTGCCATGGAATTGGTTCATCACCTGCCAAGGCGCCTACCAGGACACCAAGGTCTACGGCGTCTGCATCTCGCATCAGTACTGGCGCTATGAGACGGTGAAGGAAGTCGTCCCAGAGTTTGACGACCAGAACCGACCGATCATGGCTCCCGTCGGGAAAGACGGCGCGATGCTGCCAATGGGTTCGGAAAAGGACCGCACGACCTTCGACATGCCGGTCGTTGACCTCATCGCGCCCGAGTGCTTCCTCTTCGATCCGATGTGCGACTGGCGCAATCCCGCGCAGACGAGTCCGTATATCGCGTACCTGATGCCTCTCTACGCCGGCGACGTGCTGAAGCGCATGGAGACTCCCGATCCGAAGACGGGCCAGCCCCTGTGGCGGAAGTACCCGCTGCAACAGATCGTGGCGGCTTCGCGCGAGAACGTGGACAACCGCACCCGGCGCGCCCGCGAGGGGTACCGCCGCGTCGATCCGACCACGCAGAAGGCGTCGGACGAGTTCGCAATGGTATGGGCGCACCTCAACATCATGCGCGAGGGCGGAGTCGACGTCGCATGGTGGACGCTCGGCACGGAACTCGTGCTGACGACTCCGGTGCCGCTCACCGAGATGTATCCGCATCTGCAGCCCGGCGAGCGCCCGTTTGTCGTCGGCTTCTCGACCATCGAAGCGCACCGCAACTATCCCGATGGCGACGTGGCGCAGATCGCGCCGCTGCAGGAGGAGATCAACTCCGTTGCGAACCAGCGCCTCGACAATGTGCGCTTGGTGCTCAACAAACGCTACTTCATCCGCCGCGGCTCGCAGATGGACCTCGATGCGCTCATGCGCAACGTCCCCGGCGGCGGTGTGATGACGAACGACCCCGCGAAGGACGTGGAAGTGGTCAACACGCCCGACGTCACCTCCTCTGCCTACCAAGAGCAGGACCGGCTCGCGCAGGACCTCGACGATCTCGTCGGCGGCTTCGGGCAGGCCTCGATCGCAGCCGGCGGCAAACAGATGGATCGCGCCGGGAGCATGGATGTGCTTCAGGGCGCGGCGGGCGCCGTGCAGGACTACAGCATCAAGATCTTCTTCGAGACATGGATGCAGCCGGTGCTGCGCCAACTCGTGCGCCTCGAGCAGATGTACGAAACCGACCACACGGTGCTCGCCATTGCCGCCAAGCGCACGCCGCTCTGGCAGCGCTTCGGTACGGACTTGGTCACGGATGAAATCCTGCAGCAGGGGCTCTCCGTCACGATCAACGTCGGCATCGGCAACACCGACCCCGTGAAGCGGGTCCAGAAGCTCACCTTCGGCATCGCGCAGGTCGTGCAATTG